CTATACCTTCCGAAATGGTTTCGGATTTGCTTGAAACCTGAGGCTTGCTACCATCCTTAGGGAAATAAGATTCTCTAAGAGTTGCAACCTTCTCACGGTAAGCGTCTTCACCTTCAAACTCAATTCCTTCAGCTAAAGATTTTAACTTCTCCTTTTGAGTCTCAGCAAGTCCTTCGGCTACTTCAGTAAAAATTCCATCAGCTGTAGATTCGCCAAGACGCTTGTTAAGAGAGATGTTCTTCTCTATCTGTTCATTAAGCTTGCCTTCCATATCATCTAGTTTATTTACCATGCTTTCCAGCACATCATATTTGTCGTCAGGGATTGATACATAATGATCTTCAAAAAGACTCTTCATTCCACTAAGGAATGATTCTGTCATCTCGGTCTTGAGTCCATGCTCGACCTCGATTGCATTTTCTTTGAGCCACTCATCTGACACATACTCAAGGTATGCATCGGTGCGCTCTACCAACTCAGACTTAACACCTTCAAGATGTTCTGTCAAAGTCTTTTCATATTCGGCAGACATTTCTTCTTTAACAACATTAACTTTAGAGTTAACTGCTGCTTCAAAGATTGTCTTGGCCTTTGCTTGGAACTCTTCAGAAAGTTCTTCTCCACCGAACAGAGCAGCAAGGTCTTCCTCTACATTAAGTGTAGGTTCTTCCTTAACTTCTTCCTCTGCCACGGTAGTTTCCTCTTCTTTAGTAGGTTCTTCAGCAACAACTTCCTGATCTTCTTTAGTTTCAGGGTTGTCACCTTGCTTCAGCACCTCTGTGCCAATAGACTGCATAGCATCTGCCTTGCCAGCACCTTTATTAACGATATCTTTTACCGTCTTAATGTTTGCTGACTTGATTTTGCTAGAATCGTCTGTGGACTTATAGTTCTGAGGTGTTGGTCCGCCTAGATCCTCGTAAGATGCGGATGCTCCAGGTGAAGTGGAGTCATCAACTTTCTTCATAGGATCACCAGCCTTCGCACCCCTTGTTACAGGATTGTCCATTTCCTTAAGTTCCTTTGCGGCCATTTTTAATTTACTCCGAATAGAATCGTTGTGGTAATCTATAGTTTATTTATAAAATGTTAGAGATTTGATAGGAAGTTTTGGAACAACCCAAGCTTGTTCTCTTCAAGCTGCTTATTATCAACTAGCGTATTGATAGTCTTATAAGTCTTCTTTGCCAATTGCTCTCTTACTATTCCACCGTCCCAAACCCAGTCCTTACCTTCCATTATGCCAGATACAAAAGCATCGGGCGCAGAAGGATCAGAAACAATATCAGCAGCAGTAGCAAGCATAAAGTCATCAGAGACAACCTTTATACCATCTTCATTCACTGCTAGGGTTCCGAGACCACGAGATGAAACACCAAGTTTTACTCCTTCATCAATAAGGTTCTGTGCTATCTTACCCATTGGAGTAGATAGAATTTTTGCCTTACCAACAAAATTAGTTCCACTTTCTTTTAGTGAAACAATCTTATGAGAGACTCTATCTAGATTTACTGTTGGTCCCTCAGGATGACCGAGTTCTCCAACTGCACGACCAGAATCCACAAAACTTTCGTTATATCTTTGAACTTCCTTACGGAGTGTGTCCATTGGATACATACGACCATTGCGGTTTTGAATATCTCCTTGAAGGAAGATACCCTCTATGAACATAGATTTCTTACCGTTGCGATTTTCAACGATAACTTCTACATCATCAATTTGTTCTGTGATTAACTTCATCGTTTTAATTTGTAAATCCTACTTTGGAGACCTCAACAGCATTACCTGTTACATAGATCTTATCTGATGCATTCTTCTCAACCAAAACTTCTGAATTATTGAGAGTCGTAAACGATCCAATAACATTGTCATCAGAATCTGTTCTGACAACAACAGCAGCACCTGCTGTGGAAAGCACTCTTACTACAGTGGCACTACCCACAGTAGTAGCGTTACTATCTCCTGTCGCCAAAGCTGCCTTTGCACCTAGAGGTAATATTCTAGTCATTGGTTTCTTCTTCAGGTTGAGTTTCTACTTCAGCTTCAACTTCAGCTTCAGATTCTGATCCAAATAAATTGGATGAAGCAACAGGTCTCAAATCATCAATTCTTTTCGCTGATTTAGCATAAAGAATATCCTTGATCTGATCACTTACATCTGCAGCAGACGCATCTGTTGCAATCATATTGACGAGTTCTTCCATCATTGTATAATATACTGATAAAGTTATTTATATCTCTCCTTCGTTGTCCTTAGGCATTTTCTGTGGTTGTGGTTCAGGAGGTAGACCTTCTGCGCCCATTGCATCCGCCATTGGATCACCAAAAGCACCCTGCTCCATCTCTAACATCTGTTGATTTGGATCAGGTAAGACACCATTAGCAATTTCAGTTTCAATCTGTTCATCAATTTCTACAATCTCTGCATCTTTCTGACGCAATACATTTCTCCTTACATATTCTGTAGAATAGTATCTACCAACATAAGGTTCAACCATACCTAACAAACCTAAACGACCTTCCATTAATTCCTTATCCTTCAGTTCTGCGAAGTGATTATCGTAGATGAAGTCAAACTGAATATGCTCAGACATTACCTCCCAGTCTTCTGGGGTAATAACATTCTTAAGGATCAACTGAGTTCTTAGCATATCTAAGAAGATCTTACTAAAACGCTTACGCAGTCTTCCTACCCACTTACTAAACTTAAGTTCATCTCTTAGAATCTCTGAGGATCTACCAAGATTAAATCCATCTCCAGAACCAGCGATTCTAGACTCAGGTACTCCAAGTGATCTATACAGCTTAGACTGGAAGTATTCAATGTCTGCTAATTCACCAAGGTTCTGTCCACCTGGGAGAGTAGTGATTTCTGTTCCTCTACCACCTTCTCTTCGTGGTAACCAGAAATCTTCAAGCATAGACATATACTTTTTATCATCCCTTACTTCTCCTGTTCCTGAATCATATACTAATTTGTTTCTGTAACGAGACATTACATCTCTAAGGTATTGCTCTGCTTTAATCTTAGGTAGGTTACCAACATCAATGTAGAATATTCTTCTTTCTGGAGCACGAGATAGTCTGTAGATAACTAGACTATCTTCAATCATTCTAAGTTGATTGAGCGACTTAATTGCTTTTTGGAGATACGATAAGCATGTACCTTTATTCCTATCGACAAGACCAGAAGTGCAATATGTAATCGTATCTTTTGCAAGTTTAACTCCCGACATTGCTGTACTAGCACCACCCATTGCCATATTGGTAGGGTAGCGTGGTTCAGGAGTATACATGAAATACTCCTCTATCTTTGGAAAATATACCTTCTCTGATTCATGTACATTAGATGTATTAAATACACCACCAGCAGCAGAATCTTTCTTCTTCTCTTCCTTACGAACATAACGCATCTTCATTGCGTCAATATACCTCAGTTCTTGTATACCGTCCTGAGGGTTCTTCATATCAATTACTTTATTATAATAAATCCTCCCATCAACATACCAATTTCTAAAGATCTCATGCGCTTTAGAATCAAAATCTAATAAGTCTTTAATATGCTTAAATTCAAATCTTATCTTATCTTTAATACCATCAGACGCATTAAGATTATCTAAATCTATTTCTATTGGAGAATCATTTGTATCTGATACAATCGCTTCATTAACAATATCTTCTATAGCATTATCCACCTCAGGGTGGAGTGCCATCTCTCTATATTTCCTTATTGCCTGATGCTCATTCTTATAGATCCCTTCAAGATCTATTACCTGACTAGAGAAACCAGACTGTATATAATAGTCAACCCCATCCTCGCCTGTCTGCGGAATGGGGGATACTACTCCCTTAGGGAGATCATCTTTATCCTCAATTTTAAATCCAAACAACCGAGCCATTTTATAGAAAGATACCTGATACCCTTCTATTTAGTACGGCTGAAAAGGTTAGCCAACAGCACCACCTTGTCCATCTGCTTCCCACCACTGAACCTGTAGGGTTACAGTGAACTCTTCAACTGCATCAGAAGAATCGTATGAAAGATCAATCTGAGAAACATTTGTTGGGAATACACTATAGAACTTGTAAGTTCTAAGGATTGGCATATTCGCCTGTGAAGACTGGGATCCTGCATCAACACCAGATCTTCCGAGCTGATAAACGAATGCGTCCTTAGTGTAGTCTTCTGGGTTAATATTACCAGCATTATCAGAAACCTTAGACATGGAGTTCATCCATCTCTCAAAGGAACCTCTGATAGCGAAGTCAGTGTCGTTAATTACAGTGATTGTCCATTCATCGAATGTCCTGTCTCCTGCAATTTTAAGTTGCCTTCCTCTGAAAGGAACGCTAATAGGAGCGATGTTAGATGCAGGAAGCGCAGCTGCCTTGACAAGGAATCTTGTCTTAGGATCGATGTCGCTTACCGACTCATCTACTGTCCCATCTGGGAATGCAAGAACCACCTCAAATAGATTAGGTCTTGCAATTCCACCCGTTAACCTCGACTTAAACTTGTCGATAGTCCTTTCCGAGGTCTTTGGTGGGTTTGCGGAATTGATTGCCATTGGTCTTGTTACCTATGTTGAGTTAATTAAATTTAGACCTTTCCAATAACCTCGTCAAAGGAAACACCTGTGCGTGTAGCAACAAATGTTAGTCCGATGAAGTTAATAGACCTTGCTGGTTTGATGTAGACATCAGCAACAAACTCGTTGCTGTCAATAATAGAAGGGGTATTGTTGGTCTCATCGCAAATAACGATGAAGTCTTGAATACCACGCTTAGACTGTACATCACGAAGGAATGGTTCAACAATATTGATAAAGTTGATCCTTGTGATCTCATCGTTGAATTCAAACAGTATGTCTTTAGCAGCAGCAGCGATTGCTTTCTCAAGGAAGATAAACAATCTGCGAACATTGATACGATCAAAGGCAGAAGACCTACCCAATCCAGTCTTATCACCGAAGAGGATAATACCTGCTCCAGGGGATGTGATGATTGGGTTAATTCTGTTAGAGTACAGTTTGTCCCTATGTACTTTATTAGGTGTGTATGCTAGTTTAACTGCATTAAGGATTGCTCCTCTAGCGGTTCCGCCTGGTGAGAACCAAGGGAAGTTGTTAATGTCGTTCCTTGCACATGTACCAGCGATGTCTCCGTTCATTGGAACATAACGGAATTGCTGATTAAATCTGTCGTACATGTACTTGTAACCACTATCAAGAACAGCATAGGAACTGGATGTGATTGGGGAGAAGTAATTGACAAGATTGTCAGTTACAGTGTCTGTCTTCAATTGAAGTGACTCACCATCTCCAGAGGCACTTAGGAAGCATCCTCTCCAAGGTGATAGGAATGCAATTGCATCCTTTCTGAACTCTGCAATCTCAATTAGTTTATTACCCAATGCTTGTGTTTCATTCTTACCGTGGTTTGAGCAACCTTGAAGTAGGAAGTCAACATCGATTTCTTCTGGGTTACGAAGATAATCGTATGCTTCTGCAAGAGCACCAATATCTAAGTTAAGTGCATTTGCTTCAGTGATTGTGGAGATACCGTTATAGTTCTTACCACCTTTAAGAGTAGCAACATAGTTACCAAGAGAACTGAAACTAATATTCTCAGCATCCTGATCCCATCCACCATCTCCAAATGTATCCCACTTATCAGTATCGAAACCAGTAGTTGTGATTCCAGTCTGTGAAGTAATACCTAAGTTTGGATTTATCGCAGGAGGACCACCAGCAAAGAGGTTAGCAGAACCAACTTCAATTACCTTTCTCCAGTAAGAAGATGAACCAGCAGAATACTGAGCATCTTTTGCTTTAGATAAGTTAGTGAACTTCTCTAGTACTGAACCAGAGTTTCCTGTGATCTTACCACTATCATCATAAACTACAACATGCAGTTCATCGAATCTAGAATTTCTAGTAGAAGCATAAGAGGATGTACCAGGCTTATCAGCAATGGTATTCCATTTAATTCTTACACCACTGTTAAGTGCTATTTCCTGTTGGTCGAACCAGTCTGCAGAACTTGTATATGTGACAACGCCACTATATGTTCCAGCAGCAAGACCTCTCCAACCACCATACCTTCTTATCTCTCCAGTATGAATACCAAGTGTACTTGATTCTTCAAACTGATAAGTTCCACCTTGTTGGTAATCAACAGCAGTCTCAGTACCAGCACCTGATACATGAGATATTAGTTTAACTGTAATCGCTGCGTTTCCAACCTCAGTGATTTGTCCTTTAAAGTATCCATCAAGAACACTAGTAGAACCAGCACCAGCAATAACTGTATTTGGAGGAACTACCTGAGTTACAGCATAACCAACCCTAAGGTCTATTGGTTGAATTGGAATGGTTGTTGAACCATAACCCAATACCTCAGTAGTTTTAATACCACTTAAGACTTGATCTCCAAATCCATCAATGGTTGCTACCTTAACTCCATTCGACCATGAACCTGGGTTCTTAGCAGCATATACAACACCAGCGATGGTGTTTTCAGCGTACCCACTGTTAGTATAGTCTTCAGGACTTTTAATTTTGCACGATAGTGCGGATCCTACAAAACCATTCTTAAGCTCTTCGTCATCTGCTCGAACCACCCTCATAACCCCACCATAGGCAAGGAAGGATGAAGCAGTTAACCAATACTCGTAATGATTATCCTTAGGATACGGTTGTCCATAGGTGTCCAGAAGATCCGCTTCTGTCTCTATGAGCTGAGGACTCTCTACTGGTCCTTTTGCAAACGGTGCTGCTAGTCCACCAGTTTTTGTCGATGTAGCATCGACTCTACCGTTGGTCAGGTCAACTTCCCTTACAACTATACCAGGAGATGCGAGATTTAGTGGCATCTTATTTTAACCCCTATAGATCATTTTTATTATATGATTATTTATTATTTACAGTGCTTTGAACGGGGAAACAGTGCGTGAACATTACCA